GAGAACTTACATTATCTCGATGTGAGTATATTTAATCACATTTTGAGTGGCAGATTAAAATGACAGAAAACAACAAAATGAGAGAGATGCCAGTGAATCAGTTAATGATTCAATTAGGTATTCCGATAATCTTATCTATGGCTTTACAGGCTGTCTATAATATTGTAGATAGTGCCTTTGTAGGGAATATGCATACAGGCAGTGAAGCAGCACTCAATGCATTAACACTTGTATTCCCTGTACAGATGTTGATGGTAGCGATTGGTATTGGGACTGGTGTAGGAACAAATGCCCTTCTTGCAAGAACATTAGGAGAAAACAATAGAAAGAAAGCATCAAAAGTAGCTGGTAACAGTCTTTTCTTAGCCTGTATTATTTATATATGATGTTAAAATTGGCTTGTTTCCTAGACTTTTTGCCCCTTGTTACTGATTCGTTACTAGTTTAGTACCTACATAGTGGCGCATCATATATTTATAACGCTCCTTTTAGTATTAGAAACATCGAAATTAAAATGCAAAAACTATCATTGTTTACTTATATTTTATATAATATTCTCATAAATATATCAATATACATTGACATTTGTATAATTTTATGATATACTATAATCAAGAAAGGAGGTAAGGAAAGTGGAAAAGAAGTTAAAAAAATGCTTCGAATATTGGACCTATTCGAAGCGCTAGTGATTAAAATCATTTCCTTGATTGGCTGGATTTTGATTCTAATCAAACTATTTAACTAAGTAGGTTGAGAGGCTTGTCCTCTCTTCCTATCACTATTATAAAACCACTTTTCAAAGAAAACAATGGAAAAATTAATTTTAAAAGCTATCGAATTGATTGGACTTATTGCAGTATTAGTATTCTTGATTTCAAAATTATTCTAAGGGAGGTATAACCGTGTCAACTGAAGCGCAGAAGAAAGCTAGCGCAAACTATGCTAAGAAGATGACGAAATGTGTCAATCTTGCATTCAATAAGAAAACAGATGCAGACATTCTAGAAAAACTTGATCATGTCGAATCTAAAATGGGTTACATTAAAAAACTTATAAGAGATGATATTGAGAAAGCAAAAAAAGACCAGAGCAATTAAGCCCTGGTCTTTTCTCTTACTTACATCTTAGTCCCTTTAAGGAGCCAATCCCACGTCTTTTTTCCGACTTTCCCGTCTTGATAAAGCCCTCTATTTTTTTGAAATACATTTACTGCGTTGTATGTGCCATTTCCGAAGATTCCGTCGGTTGCAAGATGGAATCCTACAGAATTCAAGCGTTTCTGAATGAGTCTAGTGATATTACCCCTCGCACCTATTCGCACAAGTGGACATGCTGCTAAGGTTTTTGGACCTCTTAACCCATCTACGGCTAAACCTGTATTATACTGTCTATTTAATTCCGCTTGTAAATCAGCAACCCATTGATCGTAACTTGATGGCTTAGATGGTGTTTCCGAAGGCTTTAAATTATGCACAGTATTAGTTACTGGAGCACCATTTAAACGACTTTTAAATGCATTCCACGCATTATCATTTAAAAAATTGTTGCAGTTAGGGCAAGCCTTGCCGTTAACATCATAATGGCGGATGACACGATCAATCGAAATGTTGTATTTTTTCATTAACACCTTGCCTAATTCAATCGCATTTTCAAGTGTTTTGTCTGTAATCTCAACAACTCCATTTTTATTGCAGTCACACATCTCGATGCTAATAGAGTTAGAGTTAGTACATACTTTATATAAAGGATGGTGGCTAGACTGACATTTCCCACCCACAGAATACGCAATATAATTGTCTGGTACTGACTGTGTTACGCTGTCATCATCAACAAAGTAATGTGCTGAGGCTTTTACAATGTGATTGTGAAAATGCTTGCCGTTTCCTTCATCAGTGTCTCCATCGTTACCAGTATAATGATAAACTAAGTACTTAATAGTATTTAATGCTCTAACACCACCGTAGTTCTGCTTGTTTGCAATATTGGTTTTAAAAATATAACTCATATAATTATTCCTCCTCAAAAAGTATGTCAATTCCGTAGTCAGATGCGCACATGTACTCTATTCTGCATCCTCTAGCTTTACTCCAGCCGGGAGCGAAATAAGCAATATCTGCTTCTGACAACAATTGTATAGATCTGCCTAAATTAAAAAGAGGTTTGAGACCTCTTTCTAAGTAAAAGCTATTTATAATATCTACATTTCCAAATAGTTGTTTGATTTTCTTTTCAATAGTCAGCCTAGTATTTCTTACTTCTTCTTCAGATAGATCGTTCATTGGCTGAGATATAAAAATTTTCATTCTGTTATTTATCCTCTTTGTTGATAGCTTGTTCGGCTACTTCTAGTCCTTTTGTAAGTACGGATGGCACATTATCACCTGCTTCAACGAAGTTTTCTAAGATACTTCTTAGTTCATTGATGATTAATGATGCAATCGTAAACCAACCAATATAAGCAGTCACTGCCAAGTCAATGCCTAAAGTCTTGCCAACCTCGATAAAGATTGCAGAAGCTAAGAAAGCAGCTAGGACCATTAACCAATACCCTAGTTTCTTCCAAACCCCCTTAACCCCCTTGGCACTGTTATCCTTGCCTGTTAGTCGTGATTTTCTAACTCCTGTAATGTAATCAATCACATTAAGGACTAGAAACCCAACGAATAAAAGCCAGTGAGTACCGAAAACTGCGGTCAATACTGCCACGATAGTACCCCCTAATGCGTTGATTGCATCCATGTATTTTAATGATGTGTCATATAATTTCATTTAATTACCCTCTCTTTTTAGTTCTTTTTCTACTTCACTTCTGATAGGCTGTCCGTTTTTTTCAACAGGAATAGAGCCTAATGTCTTTTTACCTTTTCTGACTAAGTCAGCATACGTTTTAATAATATAAGTATATGCCATCTATCATCCCTCCATATTTTCGAACATATCACATAGCGCCATCTGTAGATCAGTGACTGTACTTTCTAATTCTGCAATTCGTTCATCAGATGTTTTAGATAATTCAGTCGGTTCATAATTAATGTAATCCAAAGGATTTGCAGCAACCATTGCTTCCGTGATTGCCATTGGTTCAACACTAAATGAATTGAACTGATATACATATGCTATATCGTCCGATTCTTCTGTTTTGTAATCTTGCAGATATTTGTAGATAAATACATCTGCTCTGTTATCATCCACCAGCATGTATCTATATGCTGGCTGATGCTCAGTGAATACTGCTGTTTGCATTCCTAATCACCCTCCTTGCCGTAAGCGCGATTCTTTCGAATTTGTGCTTTTCTTTGTACTTTCTAGAGTCAGAATGATCTAAATATCCTTTATAACACATTATTGACTTAGCATTAGCAAGACTCATAATCCTGTCGGGATTGCGATATTTAGAAATCAGTCTGTTTATTCTGACGAAGATTCTTTTTCTAATCGTTGTCTTATAAGTATAGAATTTGAATCCCATCATATCTATAGGCCTTGAATCTAACTTGAAAAGCTGATGTTCAGGCTTCACCTCTAACTCTAGATTCATCTGCAGATATTTAAACAGTTTCTTGATGCACATCTGCAGATATTTTTTGTTGGGAGAAAATATGATGATATCATCCATGTAGAACAAATGATGTGATAGCAATCGTACATTTGTATTCTTGCCATTTCTTTTGTGTCTTGTTTTAAAACACTTTTCATCGAGAAAATGATATGCATATGATAAGTAATAATTTGCAAGAAACTGAGACAGATATGAGCCTATGCATAATCCTTTATCTCCGTAGCTGTCAATCAAGAAGAAGAGAACGTATAGAACGTCATCGTCCTTAATGTCTCTTCTTAATAATTTCTTGATTATTCTATGAGAAACAGAAGGATAGAATTTTCTAATATCACCCTTCCATACCCAGCTGCACTTTCTAGGATTCTTTCTTACCCAGCGTTCAATTGTTTTCTTACCATAGGATTGTCCTCTGCCTTTGATAGAAGCACATTGGTATCTTCCAATCTTGCTCATAAACATATTGTGACAAGCCATAACACAGACATGATCATATATTTGCTGTTTAATCGATGCTATGCCGATATCTCTTATTTTGCCACTGCAGTTATCCTTCTTCTTCAAATAATTGATAGGTTCCAGCTGAATGTTTCTATTTGTAATCTCATGAAATACATCTTTTGATATATCCTTAATTAGGCTTTTAAAATATAGCCTATAATCATCATGAGTGCAGATATACTCATGCACCTTGACCGCAAGAGCACGGCGGTTCTGATTAGACATATTCAGACGTATCATATAATCAGCAATGAAGTATGCTACATCCATTCGATGCCATCGTGTCCTGGAATTCCCAGCACCATTCAGACAGTCATACACCGCATCTTCTATCATTTGTTCCGTAAATTTAAATTCATTTAGATATCGTTTCAATTTAACTCCTTAATATATAAAAAAGCGTATAGCTTAAAAAATCTATCTTTGCATGATTTGAACCGTTCGGTTTCTCTACTAGATTCTGCCTATGTCTTTCACATAGACACCACTATGTGGATTGGTTTCACATGCTATTCTTAGCGATTGCTAAAGGCTCACAAAGAGCGTCCTACTTAGGTACGACTTCTGATTTTTGTTTAAAAGAAAGATAGGCGCGCCAGGATGTTCCAATTGGCATTCGACAAGCCATTGTTGCCATTGCAGTAAAACAATCCGGCATTAGACCAGTTGTTGAGGGCGCCGAAAGCGAGAACATCCAGCGTATAATCAGAAGCCCTTATTTTTTTAAAAAATGAGGGGAGGACCCCTCTTGACTACGATGTAGTCAATTCACCCCCCACCCCATTCAAAGATAGGCGCGCCAGGAAGCTCCAAAGGGCAAGCGACAAGCCACCGTAGCCATTGCAGTAAAACAATCCGGCAGAAGACCAGCCGTTGAGGGCGCCGAAAGCGAGAAACTCGCGCTGACCGCTCGTTCCATCATCAAAATACACTGCATCAGCATATCCTGTTGCTGAAGAAGAACCACTCTGTCCAGCCTCAGATTGAATAAATGCACCGTTCTCTAAATCTAAATCAACCTTTGTGATGTAATTCCACTGAGATGGAGTAGTTACTGACATAGTATACTTAGATTTCTTAAATGTATTCATCATAGTAGTAGCATTAGTGTTGATCAGCGTAGCATCGTTAGTGATGTACACTTCTCGATGGTTAGCATCTAATATATTCATGAATGCGTTTGCGTATGTTTCATATCCCCCGACAAAGCATTCGATGCCTTGGATGCATGCAGGATATATACCATTAGTCAGCTCTTCTTTCGAATCACATGGAGCACCGTCTTGGCCTAGAATATCATCGCTATATCCACTATGCCAGTGCATAGTCGAAATCATAATATCGCTCGATAGTGTATCTGTAACAGAAACAGGCATAGTATTGAACCCTGTTTCAACATCTAGATATACTGCCACATTGCTATCATCAATATTCTCTTTTCTTAACACTTTGACATCATCGGCATATGCATGCATAGTCGAAAATGCTCTATCGTTTGATAATGAATTACCACTTTTTGTTTTATACCCAACAGATACATAGCTGCCAACTTTGATGCTTTCCGCATTGCTTTTTGATAATGGGAAGTAGGTGCGGTTGTCTGAATACTGCATTGACGCAGTAAACTGACCACTATATCCAGTACATCCACTCATTACGCTTTGGAAGTTGAGTGTAGGGAATTTCAACCAGAACGAAGTGGCAATATACTTATAGTCGCATGTCATCCCGCCACTGTAATATTTTCCTTTCTTTGACATAGTCTGAGGCATATCAAAGAAAGAATTAGCAACACTATTGAATCCAAATTCTGAAGTGCTGCCACTATAGTATCGCATAGGTTTCAACCCTTTTGATGAATATGGTTTTTTGTTGATTAATCCAGCAACATATTTACCATACAACCCAAATGGTTGAATTGAGCCATCCTTATTGATGCATTCCCTAGCGATAGTGAATCCTTCCTTAGGCATATCGGTACGGCTATAGTACCAGTATTTATCATCCTCATAGTGTCGCTCATAGTACGACATACCAAGCACGAATACATCGACTTCACCAACATCTCTATAATTGTGATCTCCTTTGATCGCACTTACATGTCTGACACCATCATCGTCGACGTAGGCATTAACATCGTATGTTCTAAACAAAGGGATAGACTCATAATCATCATGTCCTTTAATGGTTCTAGTCGAAGGTTCGCATATTAATCCTTTATTGTCGTCAAGTTTTTCGCCAGCAGATATCTGGCTTGTACTCCACTTAGGGAACTTGACTGTGTATACTTTCCCGGTTCTCTGTAAAGCAAAGTAATTTTCAAAAAACTGCTGACTGTATTTTTCTCTCTCTGATGCTACGGCATCTTCTAAAGTCTTAAGTGCCGTATTGGTCTTATTGGTTCTTTCAGTATCTGCCGTAACTCTTAATTTTTCAGCATCGCTTCTAGACTGCTCAGCATTAATTCTGCTCGTTTCAGCTTCTGCTCTCTGTCTTTCTGCAGATGATCTATTGAATTCAGTAGATACACGAGAGGATTCGGTAGCAGTTCTTTGTGATTCTGCATTAGCCCTTGCTTTTTCGGCATCGACACGCTTAGCCTCTGCAGATGCTCTTGATGATTCTGCAGCAACTCTTTGGGATTCCACGTTAACTCTCGCTTTTTCTGTTTCGACTCGTTTTGACTCTGCAGATACACGAGAGGATTCAGCATTAACTCTTTGAGATTCTGTGTTTATTCTTGAATTTTCAGTATCCGCTCGCTTAGATTCTGCAGCTGCTCTTGATGATTCTGTTGACTGTCTAATTCGTTCCGCTTCATCACGCTCATTTTCTGCTGTACTTCTTGCAGTTTCTGTTCTACTTCTAAGTGTTTCAGCCTGTACTCTTGCATTCTCTGCATTTACACGCGCTTTTTCAACTTCTACTCTTGCACTTTCGTTTTCTTGTCTAACCGCTTCGTCTTCTTGTCTAGTCGCTTCTAACTGCTTTCTTAAGGTTTCCGCTTGCACTCTTTCTTTTTCAGCATTGACACGTGTTCTTTCTGCCTGCACATATAATTTTTCATTTTCCACACGTTGATTTTCTGCATTAGCACGAGCGTTCTCCGCTGTATCTCTAAGTGATTCTGCTGTAACTCTAGCGCTTTCGCTTGACTGTCTTGTGGTTTCTGCTTTTTGTCTTGCGCTTTCTGCTTCGATTCTTAACTGTTCAGCGCTCACGCGTTCACTTTCGTTTGTTTTTCTAGTAGTCTCTGCTGGCTGTCTTTCTAATTCATTTGCTTTTCTAATATTTTCATTCTGCTCATGAATTTTGTCATTTTCTTCTACTCTATTTTTAAGTGCTAAAATGCTATCATATAAACTAGCAATATTTTCATCAATGGCAACATTTTCAAAAGCTTCAATATCAATGTTATTGCCACCAATGCGACCATTAATCACATCAGAAATGAAGATATGTTCCTTATCACTGTTATTCATAGTCAAATCAATGACTTTTGCTTCAAGATCAATAGGACTACTCTTACAAATTGTATGTAACTCCCACATGCCAGCACATTTAGTAATTGCACTGGTGATAATGAAAGAACCATCAACTAGAGGGGAGATACCTGTCAATTCATTTCCTGTTCTTCTGTCTCTGTAATAATATGTCACATATTTATAATAGCCATCATAATCAGCAGGAAAAAGAAAATGTAAAATTTCATCAAGGTTTTCATGCTGGTTGCCCAAAAAGATGCTCCCTTTTGATGGTCGCCCTTGTTTATCAATAATAATATTAATCATTTAATCACCTCTCTTTTAAGCATATGAATAAATAAAAGTGCCACAGATATATGCTCTGCTAATTGTTCCGTGCATCGCTGTCAGCGTCCAGTGATTAGCTGTAATATCATCAGCCACTGGAAAATATCTTAGCGTAAGGTCGGAACTTTGCGTCTGTACAGGGATAAACACATTTTTTCCTGGCGATTTATCGACAGGAAATCCATTCCACATGTAACCCATCGTATTGTTACCAACTTCTGCAGTTAAACTTCCATCCCAATTAAGCTCAACAAGTTTCAGCCCTTCGTTATATCTGTATCTGAGTTTGATTCCACAAGCATTCGTGCCGCAAGAAATCCAAACACTCCATGCGTTTTTAGAAACAGTTTCCATCAATTCCCTAATACTCATGTATTCCTGACATTTACGCTCTACAGATACGATATTTAAGCCATTTAGATGGACGGCATAGAGAACTAAATCACGTGTTCCAGTACCGCTATAGATGTCAGTTTGATTGTATGATGGTTCTGCTCCACCTGCTGACCCTTTAATAACTGTAAGAGTATGTGTCTCTTTTGCGCCTGTGGTTGTAAATCTCGCCACAATCAAATCGGTACGTTTTACACCACTTGAACCATTTTCGATGCGTACTGTCTCGCTCCCTACGATTCTCATGAAACGCCCGTAGTTGCATAAGATACCATCATTTATCTTGATTTCATTGTTAGACACAATCTCCGCTGTCATCCTGCTTCCTGCATGCAGAATTCCATAAAAATCATATAATGCAAGATACATATAGCCATGTAACTCAGCGCTGACCTCAGCATCTGTTATATTAATGTTCTTTATCATTTCGCATCACCTACTTTATAAGAAATTGAGATATCACCATCACTAATCTTGATTATTTTTTGAGTGATAGGCTCTTTAAAAGATATGCCTGTAATATTTTCTTTTGCTCCGACAACGTCAAAAAGCTCTGCATTATCTGCATCAAAAGAGATTTCAAGCGTATCACTTTCATTCGCTTCCGCTACTTTCTCGGTCGCGTTCTTGATTAATTCAGCACGTTTTTCAACATTCACATCCTCATGCTTGTAAGTCTTTCTATTCAAGCCTTTATAAGTCTCATTGGATTCAGACCACGATCCATCAGACTGTAGATACAAGTTAATTCTTAATCTATTCAGGAGTTCACCTTCTCCCAGACATAAAATATGATTATATGGCTTAGATTCGGTCTTTACTGTCATAGCTATCTGATAGTCATTGTCATACTGTAACGCGTCGCTTAAATCATTGATTTTTTCAGCGTACAGATGGACTTTCCCATCTATATGATGTCTAATACATAATTTTGCATTACTAGCGCCTAGCGACTTCTCTAATGCTTGTAAGAGATTGATGTCACGTACATCGTATCTGACATTGATATTACTAGCACCTATATTGTCAACCACAAAGAGACCGTCAAATCTGTCACCAATCAATACATTTATGCATGCGTTAGCTTCGCCGTTTAAAGTTAAATACGCGCTTCCTGCTGGTGGCTGTACGAATTCCTTTTCAAGCAGTCCTCTAAATGTAGGACCTATCAAAGCGATAGTGTTGTCTGACGTATTAACTTTTAAGCGCTGGATTGCTCCACCTATTTCCGTATCTTCCTTATAGAAAAGAGACCCCACAGTAAACAAAGGGTCTCTATCTTCTAGTGATAGTGTTAACTCAAAATCATTCTTCGATACACCATACTTCCCGATTTCAATATCTGCATCAGTATGAGTGAGATATCCTAATTCGTTATAGTTAGCATCTGTATAGATGTATTCTAAGCCCATTTAGGTTCACTCCTTCGTTCAATCAATACTATATCCACTTTCTTGGCACCTGCGGCTGTGACATCAAAAGAGCCTTGAGGAATCTTCTTGAAAGTGTCATATGACTTATTTCTTGAATTAAATATATTAGACTGCACTCCATTAGATGAATACTTTGTAATAGTACTCTTGAATGTGTCAATCTCTGCATATTCTTCAGCATTTAAGTCCACGTATAGCTGATAAGTATTGTCATTGATATTGACAATAGGGTTCGTGCATCTTCCATAGATTCTTATAACCGCATGGGAATCCGTAAAGAAGTCATTAATAATATTTACAGACTTTGGGGCTGAATACGTAAAAGGATAAGTGAAAGGATACTTTGTGACTGTCTTCGCAGTGCTGGAACTAAAGTCAGCCGTGTAGGTTGTCTCCTTAATCCAATCAGAATCATCTGTCGTAATGCCAACATCTAGATACAAGAGTCTCTTATCAATTAGATATTTGCTTTTAGTAGACTTGATCGCATAGCAATAATATTTATAACCATTAATTTCAAAATATCCTTTCTCTTCTTTGAGTATGTCTATTTCAAAATGTTCATAGAATTGGTTTTTAATCTCATTAGCTTTCTGCTGATCAACAAGAAAAACAAAAGGAATTGTTTTGTTCACAATCCCTTTGCTAAACCCTGTAATCTTTCCATTTTTACTTTTAACGCCCCACTCAAAATTTCTCAAGTCATTGTAATTCACGAAGATACCAAGAGAAGTAAAGTCTAGTGTCTCGTTATTTGAGTTAGTATGTGTAATTACATCAAGCATATTTTCTCACAATCCTTCCTACCTCTCGACCATCTAACATAACAACAAAAGAGCCGTCATTTAAAGCTTTTACGATAATATCGTGCATTCTATCTTCATCGCTTAATAAAGCGATAATTCTATGTAATGCATCTAGAATTTCATCAGCCTTGTTATTAGATGCCTGATTAATCATCTTCATTAATGTATCTCTACCAGCCACGACTTCAGCACCTGCTTCCCCAGCGCCGAGCATCTGACCGTTTGACATACCGAAAATAGTTGGAGCGTCCAAAATCATTGGATTATCCATCGCCTGAGCGTACCATTTAATGCCTAGTGATGGAATCTTTCCTTTTAAAAGGTCGCCAACATTCCAGCCAAGTGGCTGAATATTAAAATGGGGCAATGGAATACGAGGCCATGATATTTTAAAATTAAAGAATCCTTTAATCTTATTGATAATAGCTTTTACAAAGTTTGCAGCAGTGCTCATTGGTGACATGATGGCACTCTTGATACCATTCCAAACACTTGAGGCATGTGACTTAATAAAGTTAAAGCCTACTCTAACACCATTCTGCAACTCTCCTATAATCGCTAAAACTTTAGTCTTAGCACCGAAAATAGGACTTTCAATAACTTTCTTGATGTTATTGAAGATGTTTGAAACGTTGTTCTTTAGGCTTTCAAAAAGGTTTTTAGCCGAACTAGTAAGAGAGCCTCCCATACTAGTAATACCGTTCTTGATTCCATTAATAAGCCCTTTTCCTAAATTCCACCAGTTAATAGCGTTCCATACTGCGAAAATCGCATAGATAATTTTTGGAATATTGGCAATCAACGAAGGAATAGACATTACTAATCCTTTAATGATTTCAGCAATGATTTTCACACCCCACACGAAAATAGTCTGAGCACTGTTAGAAAATGCATCTGCTAGATTTGCTATGATAGTAGGCACTTTAGATATTAAAGTGGGCAATGAACTCATTAATCCTTGAACTAAAGAAAAGATTAATTTCATTCCGACACCTACTAGAATAGGAAGATTAGTTAATATCGCCTGTGATAACTGAATTAGAATATCAAGAAATCTCGACAATAGCGAAGGCATATTTGAAGATATAGAACTTCCTAAACTATCAATTATTTTCGCACCTATCTGAATAATAATAGGAAGACTATTTATAATAGCGTTAATAAGCGCCATTATCATCTCTATTCCTTTTGCAGCTATCGAAGGCTTCCCGCTGTCAATAGATTTTAGGAAACCATCTACTATATTCGCATTTCCTTTCAAGAATTGAGGAATCTTATTGAATATATCTGTTAATTCTGAAAAAATCGGTTCCAATATTCCTGGGAGCGCACCGATTAGCCCAGCCACTAAATTAATAGCTGCAAGAATTAATGATGGTGCTAAATCAATGATCATATTCATTAATTGTGGTGTTATCTGTATCAATGCATTAGGAAGTGCGTTAAATACTTCCTTGATTTTTGGAGTCACATTTTTGGCAAGAATTCCCAAACTCTTAGCAAATTCACTAATAAGTGGTCCAACTGCCTGTTTAGGGTCTGCTAGACCTGTCAAAAGGTTATCCCATGACGCTTTAGTCATCTTCATAGCGCCGTCGATAGTTTTCATCGCTTCTTTGGCTGTTGTACCTGTAATGCCTAGATTCTTCTGTATTTCATGGATGGCATTATATACATCACTTAAATTATTGATGTCATAGTGAACCCCTGTCAGTTTTTCAGCATTCTGTAAAAGTCGCTCCATCTCTGTCTTTGTGCCACCATACACATGTTAACACGAAAGTTTTTTATCTCTCGTTTCTATGCATTTATCATTTGCATAGTTCAGCATATCTTTTCATTGTTGAAGTCTCGTGGAGACGTTATATCTTTTCAGTCTCTATGCGTTGCCCCTGACTATGCTTTGCATAGCCTTCGGTTCTGATTACCCTGTTTTTTTATGAAGGGTTTCCAGTTTAATACTTCAATTTATACTCGGCTATGGTGTGATATTTTCAACCGAGTTTTAAGTTATCGAGCATTGTGTAGTTCTGCTTAGAGAACCCCTGATAAGCGTTTTGGATATCTTCCATATTGGTGCCCATCTTATTCGCATTATCAGCCATATCAATAACAGTTTGATTAGCAACTTTAGCTGCTTCCGTTTCATTTGCAGTTGACTGCTTCAATGCAGCAGCGAAAGAAGTAATAATGTTCATATAACCGTTTGCACTCATTCCAGCCGTCTTATATGCTACTTTTGCATTATTCATGACTTCTGTCTGCGCCTGTATTAACTGATCATATTTTCCTTTCGCTTGTCCGACAGTCTCGCCGATTGATTTAGCGTACTTCTTTAGGCTCATGCCCTGAGCACCGAATAAGGTTTCGACACCACCAACTAACTGCTCATATTCAGCATAATGCTGTATGACAAACTTCGTAATAGTGCCTATAGCCGTTGCGGCTGCAGTTGCTCCAACTATTGCAGCCTTGCCGACTTTAGAAGCAATCTCACCTGTCTTGTTTACAGCTTTTTCAATCTTGCTCGATTCGTCTTTTGCTGTGTTAGTTGTATCTTTTAAATCTTTCTTTGTCTTATCGACACCTTTTAGACCGACAATACCAAAGAGTTTAAATAATTCTAACATTTATTTCCCCCTCTCTTTTTTCTTAAAGATTAGGATTAAAATTGTTAAGAATTTCATAGGAGTCATTTATAGTTGTTTCCATCTCTTCATCTGTCATTGTTTCAGATGTTTCAATTCCTGTGTTTTTCTTCCACTTAGCCATCATTTCATTTTTAAAGTCAGCAAATGACTTGTCATAAACTTTTGATTTCCAAATGTCGTATAACTTCTCGTCTGACACATTGTCAGCAAGTTCAGAAATGAACTTTGAAAAATTAGAAAAAGAGATCATGTTATCAATCAACTCCATTGGGTTTGAATATCTTTTATAAACCAAATCCATGAAGCCGACTTCTCCTATTTCAGCAATCCAGAAACAACCTTGTAAAAATCTTTGAATTCATCTTTTTGAAAGATTTCAATAATCATCTGTGCAAGTTCTGCAAGTGATAAGCATTCAACCTGCTTTCTATTTAGATTACTTACAGCTGACAAGAATTCAAAAACCTCATTTTCACACTTTCCAATGTTTTCAAAAATGACTGCACAGCAAGAAAGAATGATATTGAAACCAACTTTTTCAGTTAGTTCCTCTTTTGATAGTCCTTCCTTATTCTCTGCTAGTTTAGCAATCTCATTTGCATTAAAGCATTTTTTGAATTCCATAATGCCAAACTTATTGATTAGTTTAATGATTAAAAATGCATCTGTTGCTTTTAATTTTCTTAATTTATATTCCATAAATAACTCCTTTCAATTCTTAATAATGGTTATGCAGCTACCGCATTAGGGTAATAAATGTGATAAGGTAGTACATTCTTATCAGATTGCTCTAGTTCCGCATAACATTCAAATTCTGCTTCAGGTACTACCATCTTTTTATTTTCGCCTTCAATAGAAAGTCCTGATGTGCATAAAGCTTTATCAAAAATAATAATGATTGGAGTTCCATCAATCCTCTTTCCGACATACGCTAGATTTTCATAATAATCGCCTGTTTCAATCTGCGGTTTAGATACTAATTCTGTATATCCTGTCTTTCCAGCGTCTGCTGCTTCTTTAGCAAAAATAGATTTCTTAATAAAATCAGGAGTGATTTCTGCCATTTTAAACTTCATTTTCGCAGTTTCTCCAACTTTTAGGGTACCACCAACAAATTTTACAGTCGCTCCATCAATATCTAAGTCTAATAATTCCGGAGTAATTGTTACTGATCCACCACCTGAAGTGGCGCAAAATAATGATTCTACAAAATTCCATTTATTGCCTTCGTATTTCAAGCCTTTGTGAATAGTTCCAGCACCTAGCATAATATTTTCAGGTGTTTTTGCTGTAATACCACTTGAAGGAATGATTTCATCTGCCATGTATTTATACCTCCCATTCTTGGATTGTTAAATTAATCTGTATTTTCTGCAATTCTATATCGTCTACACGAATCGGCATTGAATAGTCAAAATATACTGCTATGCCTGTTCCGCTCGGTAAGATGGCTCTCTTGTCTTTGAGAGCCTTTTTAATAATTTCCTTTTGCTTTTCTAATTCTAGATAACTGCCTCTTGTTACACCTGTAAGAATAAAGGTGGTTTCCTGATAATTGGTCTCTGCACTGTATTCACTTTCTAAGTACTCGCCAACCCAATAAGGATATTCAACCCTATCAGTCTTGTAATAGAGAAAGTGATAGTTAATAAGTGGTTTTAAAATGCTAGAGATAAAATTCAAGCCCTCTTTTGTCATTTTCCAATGCCTCCAAAGATTTCCTCGGCTCTTGCTTGAATCTTTTTCTTAGATGTGTTTTTAGCCTTTTCAAGTGCTCTTGATGGTGCTTTTCCTGTAGTAGTAACCCATCCGTATTTAGGATGCTTATACTTCCACTTGGTCTTTCGACCGTTACCTTTAAGAGCATACTCACCTGTGCCAAACTCTTCCCATATAGCATTCTCTTCTGCTGATCCAACAATACCAATCATATTGTCAGCATCTACCACGTGCTCCCACGAGTTTTTTAACTGACCAGTGTCCACTCTGGTGTTTCTTTTAACTTGTGACTCAAGTTCTCCGCTTGCTTCTTCCAAAAACTTTAAAGCTGCGCTCTCAATTTCATCGATTATAAACATTGAGTTATCTTCAAACTGTACGCTCATCTTGTGCTCCTTTGTACTGTAGATATATCTCTAAGTGTTGATGTAATCCCATAGGATCATCAATAAGAGTCACATCATAGATTTCATCGTTTACAATCAACCTTGAGTTATCAGCGTTATAGCCTTTCAAGTCCTTATAATCACAGATGAAAATGTGGGTTGATTCCTGTACCTTTGCGTTAAAGTTAGTGTAATGACTATCACCACTTGATAAGTCTAAGAAGCCAAACAAAGAGATTGATTCCGCATAATCTTCAATAGGCTCACCAATTTCATTGAATGAATAGATGCACTTTTGAAGAACTGCTGTAATATTTCCACCTATCATATTAGAACCTTGCTTTCATATAAGGCTTTAGAAAACCTGTGAGCGACTTTGGATATCCTAAAGAGGAATTATCCCCATCCATGTTAAAGTAGGTCACAGAGTGTCTAGAAATCGTTTCTGACTGTACTCCGACCTTGCTTCTATTCTCTTTATCCCATTTCATGAGGTTGATGATACCCATTTTAATGTCGGCAGGATATTCTACTTTAGTACATAAGACACGAGCCTCATTATTGACAGGCTTGTCAACCACAAAGTTATGCTCATTTGCTTCTGTCACAGTATATAAAGCATTATTGAAAGACGAATTAGATACCTGTACAGTGTCACCGACTTTAAAATATTGAGGACCATTAAGAAGAAAACGACCGTCTTTTATATTGGCGGTCGTTCTAAAATTGCGCATTTGGAAATTATTATTAGTGTATTTTCTAATCATCAACTCTAAGGCTTCTAATTTCATCTTGATGATTCCATCAGAGTCATCTGTATCGTTCAAAAGCCTGAACTCTTCAATTGTCATGATCATAGAAAATCACCTCTTTTCTTATTTTTTAGCATTGCCTTTTGGCTTGGCTTCTGTTTTTGGTGCTTCTGAAACTGCCTCAGTTTCTTCTTTCACTTCTTCTACAGTATAGCCATGTTCTTCGAACCACTGCGCCACCCATTCGTCATATACTTCAGCCTTGCCATAAGCAAACTGAACACCTGCAGCACCGATGCCACAGTAATCTTCAATAGGTGTCTTCACTTCATAATGTTTCTTTTTATCCATAGTCATACCTCCTATAAGATTTTAACGTTTCTTAATACTCCAGCGCCTTTTGTATTCTTTAAGGCAACACAAGCAACCATTTCAACTTCACCCTTCTTGACTGCTCCTGGAGTGTTGAAATCAGGTAAATAAGTATTCACTCCGCTAGATCCTGTTAAAGTAACACCGTGGAATCCTTTCTTTACATCGAACTTAACAGCATAGATATCTGTTAATCCTGTCACACTTGCTTCAGAACCAACCTTTCTAGTCTTTAATCCGATGATAGGAGTTTCAACGGCTGTGTCTCCTGAAGCAGTTACAACATCACCTAAATCGATTAATCTTACTTTGTTTTCTCCGATAGTAGTAACGACACGGCCGAAAGCTTCTTCACTTTCTGTCTTATATCCTAAGACTCTAGCGACAGTCTGAATTTTAGATTTCATATCTTCATTCACAAATAAAGCGTCTGCGCCTGTTCTATTGATTAATTTGATTAATGCTTCATAGAATACACTGGCATTTTCTTCTAGCTTAGCCATTGTTGATAAGTCATAGTAAGCGCCTGTGTTAAATTCTGTTGTCTGACCAACTAAGAACTTGTCTAAGCCGTCAAAGGTTTCAGAGTTTGTTGCTGAATCTCCATTGATCATAGCATTGTGGAATGTTCCAATTGCTGAGATGACCTTTTCATCAATCTGGTATGCCATGTTATCGTACATGCCTTCTGCATCCTTGATAACACGGTCAATTTCGAAAGAACCACCGAATACTTTTAGGTTAACGGCTTTCTGTTCTAATTTTGCTTCACTAGAAGCATATTCAGTATTTAAAGCACGGAATGCAGTGTTAGAAGGTAATTTAGTCTGTACATATCCGTATGTTAATGTAGAGCCTCCACTTGGTGAGACTGCATTGTCAAATGGTAATAATTCTAATACTTCAGAATGTCTGATAAAAGAGTCAACTACCTGTTCAGCGACTTTGTCATGCATTCCAACTTTCATGTCTTTTAATAAAATTGGCATATATTAATCCTCTCTTTATTCTTTATTTTCATATCTGTTTCTGATTGCTCCTGTCAAAGTAGTTGGTTCAGGAGTATCGTCGGATTTTCCACCTGGTAAGTGATTCTCATCGAAATTCTTAGATGCTTCTGCTTCGAACTGATTAGGATAAATAGTCTTTAGATTCTTCATTTTTTCATCAATGCCTTTTAACTTGCCATTTTCGTCAAGTTCAGCCTTAAAATCACTGTCATTACCTAATTTAAAGAGTAAATAATCAATGTCGTCAGCCTTAGCACCAGCTGAAAGAAGTTCAATCTTTAATGCTGACTCTGTCTTTGCTTTTTTTAGTTCTTCCTGCTGATCTCTGATAGTTGTCTCAAATTCTGCAATCTTAGTAGCCATATCTTCGCCTTTTTCAGCTGATTCTTTTAGACCTTCAATAAGTTTCTGAGCGTTCGCTAAATCAGTATCTTTCTTATTTGATAATTCCTCAAGAGCCGTATATTTGCCTTTATCAACGTATTTACCACTTGCTAGATTTGCAATCTTAATCTGTTTATCCTTATTCGCTTCATCGCCGTTATATGCATTTACTGCATTAGCCACCTGTTCAAATAACTCAGTGCCTAGAATATCCTTAAGAAAATCCATGTAATACCTCTCTCCGCTTCGTTTTTAAATCTAGTGTCTTCTAGTGCGGTCGCAGTTTTAACATCATGCTGGATGAATTTTATAAACCTTTTAAATGCCGTGTTCAGGGCAAAATAAAAAGAGCCTACGTCTAGCCTCTGTTTCTATTTCTGTTTAATACATTGTTTTTATTCTTGTATTGCGGTGGATCATGAGAAAGTTCTACTGTTTCATAGAACTCATGACCGCATATCATGCACTCATAGTGCGTTTTTCTGATTGCACAGCCTCTGCTTTTATCAAAATATCTTCTTGATTCTACTTCAAAATAACAGTGCCTGTGTGGTCGTAGTCCTTCAGACATTAAATACCTCCTTTCAGGGTAAAATAAAAACGGTTCCTCAGAACCGTTTAAATATCTTTTTTACCTTCTTTTGCTTTTTTCATTTGTTCAATGAGTGTTTTTCGATAAATAGAATCTTCACGAAGAAGCAAATTCACTCTGTCTTTATACCTTCTATTGAATTCCTTTTTGTAATAGCCTATTCCTGTTAAAGGATCTGTAATGAAATCTTTACTTACTGACTCATTTTCTTTTAAAATGCCATATTTATGAAACTGGTCATCTATAAACTTTTCCGTGTCTCGCCTCATTTCTTCGGTCATTTCAAATTCTCCGGTTATCGTTCCTTTTAAAATGCCTTTTTCAAGTTCCTCATTCATAGATATCACCTTTCTTTTTCTGACAAAATAATATAATATTTGCCGTCAATCTCTTTTACATTCAGTATATCAAATTCTACATCCGTTGAATATAAAACTTCTTTTTCTTTAAAGTTAAAAAGTGATATATCTTTTGCATGTTTTACATTCTTGAAAAAAATCTGTACCTGTGCCTCAGGATTATAAATGCCTACTCTAGTTGTAGAAACAAAAGACTTTATAGTGATAGTTTTATTCTCTTTATAATCTTTAATAAAATCTTCTAATTCCTTATTCGTATAAAAAATAATTGAGCGCGTTACCTCTTTTGTATAATCAGGAATTTTATTTAATGCACTTCTTAAATCAGATACTATTTTTTTCTCGTTTTTCTGCATTTTCAAGTCATTTCTCAAACAATCATTTATTGTATATGCCAAAGAACTAACGTAAGCATTTATTGCGTATCGTTCATCAGTAGATAATCCATATTTATCACAAAATTCAGATTGTTCTTTCATAAAATCTTCAATTTTATAGTATTTCTGCCTAAATTCATCAAAGTCATTAGTTTTGTCTAAGCCATAATACTCGGCTCTTTCTTTCAGTGTCTTGAGTTCATCAGCATCTAAAGCCCATCTAGCACGCTGAAGGAGCGCACATCTGCAGTTTACATCCTGTGAAGCAATCCCAAAGCCTCCAGGATACATAACTTCTATATCATCTACCACAAAAGGCTCGTCTATTTCTGCAAGCTTCCCATCAAGAAGTCTGTGCATTGGTCTAGTTCTTCCGTCTAGTGTAGCATCCCATTGTTTGACTACTTCACAACCTTTAGCTTTTGCTGCATGCTGTGCGTCATTGGCACTAAGAACCTGGATTCTATGTCCTTCTGTTCTAGCAACCCTCATTGCTTTATTAAAACCAATATTAGACGCTCCATCTATGTTTCTAGCAATGTGTGCATAAGATGAAGATGTGGCTATGCCTCTTGAGATATGCTTTGCAATCTGTTTCTTAAGAATGCCAACATCAATACCCATTCTAGTATACAGTGGTACACTCAATTTAGTATTTAACGTCATAGCCCTAGTGACTTGCTTCTCATTGATAGGAGTAATTAGCGGTATGCCTTGGCCTTGAATATCGTACATAGTTCCAACATATCCTGTGTAATAGGAATCTGTTAGATATCTTGTAATACTGTCATAAGAATCAACGTTTAAATTCCCAATCAGTTCATCTAACTGCCTTTTGAGATTTTCTTGAAACTTCTTCTGATATATCTGAGATTGAAGCAATGATTTCTGCTTTTTATCTAATTCATCGAATACAGAAAGAAGTAAATCAATCTTACCGTTTGAAATCCTTATCTTCTGTTCTACTTCTTTAGCTGCATCTTCATATATCTTTTTTAATTCCTTCAGAAGCTTCTTCTCTTCTCGCAGTTTGGCTTTTTCAACTTCTAGCTGTCTTTTATTCATCTGGCACCGTATTGTTTAACGTATCAGTCGCATTGTCTACTTGCTCATACGCTTCTTTTGGCTTTGGGAGTTTATCTTTGATTTCTTCATAATCAATATCCAACTGTTCACAAATCAATTTAACAATAGTCTCGTTATCGATTACTTCAGCAAGTGAAAGAATGGTATTAATTTCAGTCTGTCTCTTCTGAGCCTTTAATAATTCAATCTGTGCATTGTCTGATTCATTTGTTATGATTTCTTTTTCAAAACTGTAATAAACATCATCGATATCATAATCAGTCTTGTTGTTCTTATTGATTTCCTTTAGAACAACCTCAAGGATGTTATCCAGGAACTCCTCAATCCTTGCCTGCAGCTTATTGCACTTAAGATCTAGAAGAGCGTACCTTGATTTGATGACTACGTTTGTAACATTGCCGTCACCTACCTGAGCACTGTTGAATCCCATACCAAAGCGATAGATATTTTCTTCATCCTTATCCATGTTAGCAATTCTTGCCTGATAAGGCACTTCGATGGTATGAACTTCAAGCCCTCCGCCTTCCGGGGTTCCTATCATCTTCTTTGTTTTCAGATTGGTTTGTAATTCTTCAAAGTCATTCCCTTCAAAGCCCTTCACTACATAAGTTGGATGGTCAAAGTCGGCTAAGTTGTTCGATAAACCACAACCCATCATGTCATAATCATCAATCAACGACTTAATAGTCTTGACTCCTGAATGCTGCTTCTTGTTATTATCTAATCTAAAAAATGGAATATAGCCAAAATTTTCATAATAAATAGTATCGTCCCCATCTTTTGTATAGATTACATGTGGTCTTGGATTGATTCGTTCGGAATCATCTAACAGAAGTCTTCCGTTTTCTTCCTGAACATAGTAATATGTCTGATTTTCATCCCATACCTGAATACGTTTAATCGCTTTGTTGTCTCTAGTTAGTTTATCAATATACCAATAGATAACATAAGCGCATCCATCATCAGTCTCTCTTTCTCTGACTTCAATAACTCCTAGAGAATCAGCACGCTCGAATGTTAATCTGCCTTTCTTGTTTACGTAGGCATACATATATTCAAAGCCTTTCGTGATAGCGCCAGTAATCACTTCACTAAGAGCATTTTTGAATTTTCTATTGAAATACTTATTTAATTCTTTCTGCAGTTTAGTGTCATCTGAGTGAACTAATCCGTCTTTTCCGCTCAAGATATACTGTACTTCCTGGTCCACCAATTCACCAAAGAAGCCGTGACACTTCTTAACATTGGCTCTAGTTGTATCTTCAACTAAAACACCATCCTGATTGTAGTAGAACATCCTATAATCTAAGATATCGTGTTCAGACTCATAATAGCGTTCTCCGACTCTTGCGAGTCGTTTCTTTTTTGATGTCTTATCACCATTGATAAACTTCAGGATTTCTTCTTCTGTCAGCATTCAATCACCTCTTTTTCAAAGTCATCAGCTAAACCAACAATATGATCAGCATAATTTCCAAATAAATCGCACATTGTTTCTTCTGTATAGCAATCCATTGAGAAGCCTAGAGAAAATAAAAAACAGTGACATAACTCATGTATCACTGTTCGTCTTGTTAACTCCTTAGACATCCCTTTTCGAATATAGATTGTTTGTTCTAGAAACTTCGTAAGGCCTAGGATAGTATTATCACTGTCGTTTAAAAAGTCCTTATCGCTGTCGGCATATTCCATTGTCCAGTTGATTCCATTAATACTAAATTCCATGTAGTTATCTCCTTTACAAAGTCCACTTTCTCTGTAGTATTTCGTACTCCATGGCGTATCTAGTGGCATCGATAGCATGGTTATTCTTATCAGGAAAGTCACCTCTGAGGTTGCCGTCCTTATCTTTCTCAATCTCATATTCATTGAATTCCCTGTAAGCATTAGGACATCTAACAGGATCTATAATTATCTTGTCTAGGTCCTGAAGGAACTTTATTCCATTGTCTACACTGTCAGCGCCTTTCTTTGCACCGATGATGTTGAGACCTAATAACTTGAATTCATTAATAGTTCTTGGTTCAGCTGAATCAGCAGTGACTAGCTTATTGAGCGGGTTAATCTCCTTGATAAGTTTGACGGCCTTGGCATTTGATAGTCTAGTTCCATATACCTCACCAAAAATAAAAAGACGCCTGCGCGTCTTATCATAGTTTGCTTTGACATATGCTAATGGGTCACCAGCATAACCAAAGTCCAATCCGTTTTTTAATCTATCGAATACTTGTATTTCCTCGTCGGTTATCTCACGTATATCAAGGTTTGTGAAAACCTCTCCGCCTGTACCAGTAACTTCACCTAAATAATCATGACAGTATTTTTCAGGCTTAACTTTTTTCATATGTTCAGCTTCAATTAAAAACTGTTCTCCAAGCCATTCTTTCGGTGCTTGAAGATAAGTAGTGTGAGATACGAATGTATCATCCCTTTTTACTAAAACTTCTTTGTTGCACCAATTTCTTTGGCTTTCAGGAGGGTTAAAAGAGTAAAACACACAATATTCAGGGCCACCACGAAGCAAAGACTGATTGATATTCGTGATCTTGTCATGATTTTCAAACTCATCACATTCTTCAAACCAAACATATTTTATGTAACCTACAAACACCTTTGTTGATTTCAACTTTTTAGGATTGTCAGCACCTTTAAATATGATGACTTGTCCTGTTGGCTTGTAAGTCATCTGCAGTTTTGAGTCAGGCATCTCCCATTCATTTTCAACTTTCATCATGTAAATAGCCCATTTGATTTGTTCATATACTGAACCTCTCAATGTATCTTTTACACGTCTGATAACAACTGCATTGCTCATCAGTCCCTTTTGTGCATCCCTCATGATGCCTAAAGGAATTTCAGTACCAATGAATGAAGACTTCAATGATCCACGGCCACCTTTTAACCAATAGTGCGTGTAATCATTGTTTTTGATATGCTTATGAACATCATAGAAAGCAGGACCAATAATGGACTTTAAACTAACTTTCATCTATATCATCCACGATTACTGTCTTGCCGTTCGATGTAACATCTACATTGTCTGTAAACATGCCAAAACGCTTGCCTAATAACTCTGCAGCTTTAAGCCTTTCTTTCTCGTCCGGAGGCTTCTGTATGACCTTCTGCATACCGTTACCGTTCATGATCATTACATAGGATTCTGATTTGGCACGCATGACAGATGTAAGATACTCAACTATCTCCTGAATATCAGCGGTGTTCTCATTATGGATTTCTTCCATTTTTTCAGAAATATACTTTTGTATCTCTTCTTTTTTAAGAAGCTTAGAGGCGAGAGGTGCTGCACTTATGGCGCTTTTACAATTATCATATACTGCTAGATATGCTCTTGTAGCATTAGTATCTTTTAGATACTCATCACAAAATAGTTTCTGCTTTTCTGTCATAGTCGCACCCCTTTCTTATCAAATAACAAAAAAGAGGCTTTATTATGCCTCTCTGCTTAATTTGCCTCTTTTTACCATTATATAACATCAATTAGCGCAGTGTTGCGCCGTTTTACGTTTATAACCGTGTATTCACGTTAAGATAGAATAACAATCATCTTTTCAATTGCATCATGTATATACTTCTCTGCTGTTCTCTGCGACACATGCAGCATGTCAGCAGTATCATAGATGCTCATTAATTCGATGTATCGATAAAAGAGTACATCCCTATGATTGATATCATCTAGTTTGTCTATATTTTGACGTATGAGAGCCATTTCTTCTAAACACCTATCCTTCATCAAGATATAGTCATTCTGTGTCTTGGGCTCACTGTATGAACCTGTTGGGCTGTCTCTATACGAGATGGCTTTAACATTGATTAACTTATTTTGTAGATAGTCTGCTTTGTCTTTTAGATTTCTATATGATTTTAAATATGTTCTGACTTCTTCGGCTGTCATACGTTACCTCCTGATTACTCAAAAATAAAAAATAAATAAATCACTATCACCAGTACAAATAAAATAAAAAACAAATTAATTTTAATCCTCCTTATCTTTTAAAGTATATACATAATATTTTCTTGGAGCAGTACTAGGATGCCTTGCACTGTATTTGTCGCTGTTCTGATTGCTTGCCTTACAGTAGAAACTAGCTAATCCAATGGATAACCTTTCAGCGCATTCTTCTGCAGTGCCTGCCACAATTACATTGTCATTCATATCATAGACAACATAGAACTGCCTATCTTCATAGCTTGCTTTTTTCTTTTCTTTCTTGTGTACTTTTCTATGATCATATATGTTTGTCATATATTCCTCATTATCATACACACTCCCTATTTTAATAGGTATCTCATTTGAAAATACACTTTCATGCTTATATATACGTTGCCATCTATGTTTTAGAGCTAATTGAGTAGCATCAACATACTGACTTATCTTTTCTATTGATCCAGTTATATCGGTTCTTTTTCCGTTACGATATAAAACAAAGTTTCCCATTTAACCTCCTTTCTGGAGAAGAAGAAAACAGTCCTTTACTCTTCCTATTGGTTTTCAATTTGTGTCTTCTCTTCTCCCAGCAACATCATAACTTTATAGTTGGATAGCAAAATTAGCGCTTCATACTCTTATTCTTTGCAAAAGAAGGTGAATGAGATTGAAGCAAAGCCATGACACTGCTGTTGTTTGTTGGTTTTAGAATAGAAAAATATGTTAGGGCATCGAATCCATGAGAGGATCTTGCTTTTAGAAACAAATCTATTAAGAGTAATCCATATAGATTTTCTTATTTTAAATTTTCTTATGAGTTAAATATAAAGAACTCAATGCCCTGTTTGATTATCTGATGAACTTCTTTTGAATCTCTTCAAGAACCGTGTAGCAACTCTTTCGCTGCACTTTGTCATTGATTCTTATTCTTGATGTAACAATGCTTATAATTCTATCACTGAAGCTTGTATGATTAATGACTGCAATAATATCATCAGCATCAATCGGCATTCCCTTGCATTCAAGTTCCCCTTCTTCCTTTTTAGGAACAAATGTTGAAAGCCAGTCAAGTCTTGCCTTTGCTAGACTCATAGTGCTGTACTCTTCCTTGTGGATCATCTTCTTCTTGTAATAGAAAACGATTGCACACAGTCCCCCTTCTGGCCATCTAGGAGGCAACTGGAATTCAAAGGTGCATTTATCAAGATTGATGATGCTGAACGTTCTGCGCATTCTTATCATGTCATTCTCGCTCATAGGCGCTCTAAAGTAGTTCCATACTTCAACTAATCTAGCCACTTCTATACCTCCCTGATTGTCTCATGATAACGATATTCAAATAACTTCTTCTTGATGTTATAGACAGGAGTTCTGAGACCTTTGACATCCTCTATGACCTTTTCATCATTTTTGTAATAGACGAAGTCGGCCACGTATGTGATTGGTCTTCTTTTTCTCTTCTTTCCATCAATTACAATTTCAAATGACGGTATAAGTTCAAACTGAACCTGAAGAGACAGGTCTCTGATGCTTCCCACCTCTTCAAGTTTCTTGAGTTCTGTATATCTCTTTGCTTCTTTTCGACTATCGAAGACAATACCGTCAACAATTGCCTTCTTAGCCTTGTATTTATTCTTGATCATTAGAATTGAATGTCATCCTCTTCCATAACCAATCCTTCATCCTCGAACTGCTGAATTGGTTCATTATGTACATAACTGTTGGTTTGTGCTTGTGCTGCAGTAGCTGTATTGTTATTTCTGTTTGTCTGAATAAACTGTACAGAGTCAGCAATTACCTCAGTAACATATACCTTTTGACCTTGGCTATTGTCATAATTTCTTGTCTGAATGCGACCATCAACAGAAACGAGAGAACCTTTAGAACAGTAACGTTCCGTATTTTCCGCAATCTTCCCCCAGCATACGCAGTTAATGAAGTCAGCCTCCTGATCATCACTCTTGAAGTTTCTTTCTACTGCTAGGTTAAAGCTTGTAACTGCTTTTCCACTCCCTGTTCTTCTTAGTTTAGGGTCTCTTGTAAGTCTTCCGACTAATAAAGCACGATTAAGCATTAATAGCGTTCCTCCTTGTCATTTATTGTCATAAGTTATTATTCTCCTTATCTTCTTCTATGCCATTCACAACGACCGACACAATAACGAAAACTGCAATAGCAATCACTGATATCACGATAAGAACGCCAACAATCAGCATAACGATAGCAAACGCAGAAAATACATTTCCTAATACCTGCAATAAAAACATCTATATCACTCCTCGTCTAAATCACAAAAATAATCAAGAAACTTATCATCAGTAAATGTTATCGTTGTAGGGTCAACACGATGGATATTGCCTTTTCCGTCTTCGATTAGAGCGAATACTTGACTAATCTGCCCTCCTGGATGTCCACCAATAGCAACGGATTCTCCTATAACGTTTGACCACTGTTCAAAACAATGAAATAGATAATTTTCATTTTCATATCTGCATGTTCTATAGAAACTCACCATAATCACTCCCCCTTATCTGATAAGCATGCCAAGCATCATCACCAGTGTAGCAGCAAGGAACGCTGCAATGATAAAGAAATCTCTGTTAGCAGTTTTGAGACTTTTACTTAATTTCAAGTTAGTTTCATGGAGCTCTTTATTAATTTCCTGAGCTTTATATACCGCGTTTTCCAATTCAGTAATACGTTCCAATTCTGTTATATGATTCTGCGACAAATATACGCTTTTCACCTTTAACGGAATATTTTTTCTTTCTCTTTTCAATTCTTGACATTCTTCTTCAAGCTCTCCATATTCTTCTTTCAAATATGAATACTCTTCTTCTAGCTTCTTATATTCAGCTTCCTTTTCTTCTACAATTTCCTGAACTTTTTCGGCGCTAACATTCATCATTGCGCTCAGCCTCCTCTTCTAATTCCTTTATATAATCCTGAGTTCTTTTCATAGATCTTCCTACTTTGCTTTTTATGATTTCAGCAATTTCATATACATCTAGACAATCCATCACATATAGTTCACATATGCATATCAATACATCTGCAACCTCTTCATCTAAGTGTGAAGCGTTGATTGGGTCCAATCCATTACGTTTAATTTTTGATATTGCTTGTATAAGTTCAGCATTTTCTTCCATTGCGATAGTTAACATATGCTGATTACCCCACATCTCGCATACTTTTTCGAGTGCAGGACAATTTGACACAAGCGTATCGAATACCTTATTTAATTCCTGTGGATCCATTTACTTTCCTCCTTAATCAGCCAATAGCATGATTGCGTGTCCTCTTGGCGAATCATTTACTTCAATATGAGTTACTAACATATCTCCAAAATGGTTATCCATGAATGTTTCACTATGAGTGATTTCCCATTTTGTTCCTTGTATACAAAAATTCCAACTTTTACATCTAATGTCAATGAGTTCATCTTCATCAACTCTTGTTAACACTTCATTTATTCTCATTATTTTACTGTTCTCCTTCTACTTCTAAGTCTTCAATGTAATCATCATCTTTATGTGCAGTTAAATATTTTAATAATTCTGTATCTGAAGCATTAGGACCGTAATATAGATCATCAGGATAATAGAACTTAGTAAACTGCGTATACCATCCACTTTTTTTAAAATATTTATTAAAGCCCATCACTTGAATTTTTCTGACATATAGTTTAGGTGTTAATTTTAAAGTCAACATTTTAATATCAGCTGTTAAATACTCAGCTTCCCAGTTCTTCTCATTTCTTAAAAATGAGGTTCTTTCTTCTTTATTCTTCAGCATCATTGACCACCTCGCAATTATTAAGCACGTCTTCGATTGATGTAGGCTCTGAGTCTCCCCATTGAACGAATTGGAATAAATTGTTAAATAGACCCAATTCATGATTCAACGAAAGGCTTCCCCAACTATCTGCTTCTTTCTTTGGATTGCTTTTGTAAACGTAGATAATACCGCTTCTTTCACGTACAACGAATCTATATTGTCTCTTTTCAAGAAGATACTCTAAAATTCCATGTTCTAGTTCAGTTAACTTAACAGGCTCTTTGTACTCTGATAGGAGCCATAGCATCGCAGCAATTGAGCAACTGTCTCTGCCTTTTCCTAGTGCAGTTATTCCAAACATGCATTTTGGACAATTATTTCCTGTACATTTTCTTATTTTTCTGTCATATTTATTAACTTCAATATAACGATTCTCGCTTAATATTTCTGACAGTTCATTTTTAAACTTCTCTGCGTTCAGCATTCTAATAGTCCTCCCATTCATCTTTTAAATATTTAATGAGATTTTCAGCGCTATGATAAGGGCAATACTCTTCGATGCAACCGTAATCGGCATCATCACAGCCCGACACATCACGCATCTCGTCTTTTATCACACAGCAACTATTTGTTCTAAAGAGTAGTTCAAGCAATGCTTTCAGCATTTCTTTATTCACTTTAATAGTGTTCATCTAAAACACCTCTAATCTTTGATAACTTATCAACTAACGTTCTATTTTCACATTCAGCAGTTTCTAAATCATATTCGAGATCAGCGAATAAATTTTCCAACTCAGTGCAGTATCTTTCTAAAGCTTCAGCGTAATTAGGATAATCTATTGGAGCAGCATCATCATTATTTATATATTCAACAAAATCTATTGCTTTGGGTCTCTTTAAATCTTCAACGCTAAATCTTTTATTAGGTTCTTTAATCCAATTCAAGAAGTTTTCTTTTGAATAGAATGGGCAGTTGCTTTTGCAATTGCTAGCAGTACAAGGAACATTGATTTTATTTTCTTCTAGTACTTCATTAAAATTGTCACAAATACAATTGCCTTCGACTTCCGTTTCACCAATGAATTTAGCGACTGCTTCTAACTTCCTATCATTCACAATTGTCATTATAAATCCCCTCCTAGTTCTTCCATTGATTTTCTTAGTTCAGCAACCTCTTCATCAGAGACTTCTTCTTCAGAGACCTCTTCTTCATCTCCTTCTAAGATTCTCCATGCTCTTCTTAGCTCTTCCTTCTTTTCTTCAAGTTGCTTTTCTGTCATCTTTTTTGGTTTCTTTTTCTCTGTTATCGGTACAGGTTTCTTTTTAGCTGCTAACTCTTCAGCAACTGCGATACAGAACGCTTTTAAATTCTTGATTCTATCGAAACCATATACTTCACATTTCTCTTATGTTTCTGAGTAATAGTCTTCTAATCCTTTAGACAAAAGAGAATTATAAATTCTGTCTTCCCTAGTCTGTCTTTTAGTCTCTTCTTTTATTCTTTTAGACTCTTCTTTTAGACTCTTCTTATTAGGGTTTAGTAAGTGGTTTACCTCTTGGTTTAGTGAGTGGTTTAGTAAGTGGTTTACCTCTTGGTTTAGTTCTAAACCGCTTGTACCTGTATCACTCTGGTATTTATCCCAATTTAACACCGTCACTTTAGTGCCTTTGTGCTGTATGTCTAATTTGATTTTTCCACATTCTTCTAATAATCGAAGGTACTTGGAAACCGTTGGTTTTGACATATGACATCTTTCAGCGACCTGATTCAGAGAGAGGATGCATTGTCCTCTCTTGATCAAGTCACCATGATGATAATAATCAACAGGATTGGTGTGTAGTAAGATGTCAATCCAGAGATGAAACATCTTAGAATCGTGATAGACTTCGTCATAGTCCATCATATACAACTTTATCCATCTCCTTCTTTCCATCTTCTAAACCTCCTTAATTAGAATTGTTCATAATCGTAATCATCGCCAAAGTCGCCAAATTCAGCATCGCCGAAATCAGTATTGACCATTGCTTCTTCTAGAACCTTGTCAGCTTCTTCATGTGGCTGTGGTTCATCATCGTTTACAAATGTAACAGGAGCATCAACATACTCTTTTGTGCCGTCACTATTGATTACTGCCATGTCGGCATCAATAGCGTTCTGCATATCAATTGACATGATACCCCACTTACTGATCAACTGACGGAGCATAGTCTTGTACGCCATTCCATCAAAGTCTTTAGACCAGAAAGTCCAGTTAGTGCCCTTTCTCTTATCTGCTGCATAGCCTTGAGAATACTTGAGTGCGTGTGCTTCCATCTTTTCTTTAGACCAGTACATTGTCTTTCTGAAGCCGTTTGTATATTCAAACATTGCATAATAGCCGATTGTCTTAGCGTTCTCTCTTACAAGTTCATCATCAATCAATCTGACTTCAATCTCTTCATTTAGAGGGTAATAACGGATTAATTCCCCTTCCTTGATTGAAATAACATTTAATTTTCTATACTGTCCACTTCTGATAGCTAGCTGAATGTAGCCTTTATAACCAAGCTGGAACTGTGCCACTGTTCCTCTCTTAGTCTTGTAAGGTACAAAGTAGTACTGTCCTAACTGAGGAGAAGGAGATAAGTTGAGCGCTTCGCCAAGGAATGCAGCAGTAATGATACTATTAGGCTCACACTCCTGAAGCTTTGGATCATTGACAACTGTAGAAGTAATAGAAGCGATGAAACGTGTTCCATTCTTACCGCCAACAACATCATTGATTTTTCTCTGTACTGCTGGGCTTGCGATAAAAGTACTGAATTTTGCTTTGTTTGTGTCTTTTCTTAAACTATTTTTAACTGTCATTGTTATTTACCTTCTTTCTTCTTTCTAGGGAATCTTAAATCATAATCGAAACAACCATCATATTTGGCTTTGAGGTAGTCTAGAGATGTTTTTAATTCATTTAGTGCTGCATTTGTTCCTACGATTTTACCAACCAGCATCTTTAGAGGTTCTTTTTCTTCTGGAGAAGCATTTACAGGCTCTTGCTGCTTAACTTCCTTTTTTTTTGCTTCTTCCTTCTGATGTTCCTGTTCATCACGTCTATTGATGATTTCTCTAAATCTTCTTTCTAGAAGTGGCTTAATATCTTCAAAAGAGCCGTCTCTTAACTTGTCTTTATAAACGCTCACATCAATCATCTGCTGATCAACATCAGTTTCTTTACATCTAGCCTCTAAGTAGATGTCTAGAGACTCACATCTTTGTAAATATGACTTATATGTTTCCTTAGTTCTTTCACATTCCTGTTTGATTGCATCTACTAATGCTTTGGTTGGCTTCTTATTGTTGATGAACTTCTTCAGAGAGCTCCAGCGTGGATCAATAGAGAAAACCTTAGTTGCGCAGTACCCGTCAAAATCATTTCTATTTACATAATCATTAAGAGCCTTATTACAGAGTTTTCTTACAATCAGTGAGTTTTCTTCCACTTCTTTATCTGTGAATTCCTTAATATCACTAGATAATGAACTGATAGAAGCATCGAACATCTTGAGAACTTCTTTCATATCGTTCTCAAAGTCTGTGTAGACCTTCATTGCTTCTTTCTTGACTGCCTTCTTGCTTTCGTTGACATTGTCTTTTTCTTTCTTCAGCTTAGAGACAACATCAGATAACTCTTTATAGTTGTCTGCAGTCACTACAATGCCGTCATAGCGTTTCAAATAGGACTTCACAGCCTCTTTGAAGTGTTTTACGTTACATCCTTCAATCTGCGCTGGAATGACCTTCACAACGCTTAAACTAGGCATTTCAGCAACTTCATTGACATCTGCATCAATAGGCTGTGTATCTTCTTCCACTGCATCCTGATACTTTACTAAGTCATAGCTTTCAGCATGTTCTTCTTTTAATGCGACTACTGATCCGTCTGGTGCAACTGCGATAACTGCACTCACTGCACCGAAAGGCCACTCAAGCCCTTCAACTTTCTTTTTATCATCTGCAAGCATGACTTTGATAATTTCAAAATCAATCTTGTCAGTGACAACACCGAGATAACCGCCATAGAGACGGTCTTTAATTTCTTTCTTAAATCTCATTCTTTTTTCTCCTTTAAATAAAATTTGGTTCCTTATCTTCCATGATGTGCTTTTGCCAGAAGGCTTCTTCATCAGCCTCTAGCTGCATTAGATCCAAAAGCACCTCGCTTCTTTCAATTCTTCTAATGATAGTTTTTGTCTCGTCACACCATGGCATCATTGCGATAGCAAACAAGACAACGAACTCAGCGCCTGTCACATTCATATAGTGCAAGCACTGGCAGTAATATGTCTGAGGCATTGAATCATCGCCCCATTCTTCCTGGAAGTACTGCCACTTGTTAATGGTGGTTGACTTTATTTCAAGTATTCCGCTTGATCCATCTTCCTTACGGATAAGAGCACCGTCCAAATTGGCTCGCATCCAATCCTTATCCTTGCGAGATAATGAATAATCTTTTGTATCGATGACTTCATAGTCATCACCATAGAGCGCTTCAAATAAATTGAACATTACAGGCTCTAGACGATTCCCCATCTCAATAGCATGATTTGAGACTTGAGGTCTTTTTTGTCTCCCTGTCTTGTCTTCCCAAAGCTCATGTAAAGTTGTGTAGCGGTTGACACCTTCGATTATTCCAGCATCTGAACCGCCAATCCCCTTCCTTCTTTGAGAGAGCCACCCTTCTTTTGATTTGGGAATTGGTTCATAGAGGCAATCGAACAATCCTTTGAAGGAAGTCATCGTATTTCCTCTAAAGCTGAGATTACGTCTTTAATAAGAGCCATGCCGCTGTCCCCAGTAACGTCAATGAACATTTCTGCATTACCTTCATAAAGTCTGACAGTGACCTCTTCATTGCCGTTCTTATCCTTGTGGTAAAGCATTTCAGCGATTTCATCGCTCCACTTTCTAGTTCTAGTGAGAGTCTCGAACAGGCTCTCTAGAATATCTTTCTTATTCTCCATCCAAGTAATCCTCCTCAAACAAGTTGTCTAGCTTGTCTAAAGCCTCACAGATTGCATCGTAACTATTTACATCACCCAACTGTGAAAATGCTTCAATTGCAGCATCAGGACATTCATATACCTTATTTAGAATTCCATTGAATTCTCTTTCTTCATATTTATTAGCAAAGCCGTTTGTGAATTGCCCTTCTTTTGCTGCTTTAACAGCAAAGGCAAACAGAAGTAAGTAATGCCATGTGTTTCCTGTTCCTGTTACTTCACAGTTCCCGTTTTTAATCTCAAGGTGCAGGAATGGTGTTTCTACGTGTTTGATCATGATTATTTATCCCCCTTTAATCCGATATATTCTAGAAATAGGATGTTTAATCCTAATGAGAAAGCACTTGAGACATGTACAGCTGTACTATCCCAGTTAGTGCCTGTACTAATCATTGAAATAACCATGCCTAAAACAAAAGTGTTAAATGCAATCAATACGATTCTTTTACTATTCATAATTTCCTCTTTCTGTGCTACAATTAGCACTGTCTGATTTTTTCAATCTTTTCCTAGAAGATTGAGTGGGAGCACACGATGGCAGTCGTGTGTTCTTTTTTTGTGCTCATAAGCACTTAGCGCCAAAGAAAGCATTTATTTGATCAACAGACAAATTATTTAAAAAAGGATTGATATATTCAATGTAAGATACACATACGAAGGGTATTTCCAAAAAAATGAAAACGAGACATTCTACAATAATATTATTTGCCTTCTTTGGCTTTAGGTGCCTACGAGCAACTAAAGC